CCGTTGCATAACTGCTAGCGAAGATATCGAATTGAAGTACATATTCGAATGCATGACGATATACTTCAACGCCTTCTTCTTCAATATTTTCTTTAACAGGATATTTGTTATCTGGACGATATTCAGGATG